CTTTATGTGCCTGCTTAAGCACCTCATTACTACTATAGTAGTTATGGTAAGAAGCTTTGGATACTCTTACATATTTCTTTTTGCGTTTATCTGTAGGTAGATTCTTCTTGCTAAGATTTTTCTTAGTATTAGAATAGAAGTTCTTTTTACCTATATAACCATACGCTTTACCTTTAATGATAGCTGTCATCTCATAGACAAATCCTACAGCACCTTCAGGTATCATTTCATCAGTAAAGAGTATTCCTTTATACACCCACGACATTTTCTTTTGGTTTTAGTGTATTAGACAATAAAGGCATAAGAGTTTCTCTTACTTTATTTACTCCATGCAGTTCTATAGAATCTGATAGATCTTTCTCCATATCTAGGATTACATAAGGTATGTTATATCTTTCCTGATACTTATTCATAGATCTTATACCTGCCTCATCTTTATCAAAGAGAGTGCAGATATTCTTATACTTTCTTTTGAATGCTTCTATTATGTGCTCTGCAATAAGAGTATTCTCACTGTCTGGAGCAATAGCTTCAGCATTTCTAAACCCAAGCTTAGCAAAAGTCATTAAGTCTTTAAGAGAACTACAAATTACCAAATAATCCTTGTCCATAGTAAGTTGATCCATACCCTGGATATAGTCTCTGACTTTAATAAACTTACTGTCTTTAATCTTAGGTTGATAGATCTTGTATAAAGTACCATCTTTCTTGAAATAACCATAGATATGTTGACCAGAAATAGATAGTTCTTTTGCTTCTCCATCTTCTTCTTTAGTCATTGTATAGTTCTCAAGAGGATATACATTATAAGATTCTAGTAGATTACTTCCTAGATAATACTTAGACCAATACTTTTGATCTAAGCTATTCCATGCTCTAGTTTTAAAGTCTGTTACTTTATACTTAGAGTGTTTCTTAAACTCTTTGATTACAACCTCTCCATTATTAAGAACATACTGGTTATAATCCTCTATAATCTTGTGCGCAGTCTCACCTCTTGTAGAGAGATTAAACATTTTTTGCACAAGGTTTATAGAGTCGCCATGGTTATCTGTTGAAAAATCTTTATATCTATAATCAGTTTTTACTTGAGAATAGTATATACACATACTAGGATTCTTCTCATTAGGATTGAATACAGATTTAATCTTTACATCTTGTCCACATAATTTTTCTTCAAGGTTTAGATAATACTCAAATACCCATGTCTTAGGTATTTCTTGTAAATCTGAAACCAAAGATTTAGTTCTTATCATAGTAACAAGAATAAAAAGGGGAGATATTACTCTCCCCTATTATTAAATAGATTGCTTATTAAAGTTCAAAGTCAGCAGATCCTGCAGGAGCTGAAGTATCAAACCCAGCTACAGTTTCTACTTTCTTTCTCTTAATATGCTCAGCCTCATTGAATCTCATGATTTTGCTGGTAGCTTTATCACAAGTTTCAAATGATACAGCACCTTTAACATACTTAGGTAGGAACAAATCATATGCAGTATATCCTTCTTTATTCTGATATTCTTTACCAGCAAGACAGAAATTAAACCACACATCTTTAAAAGGCTTATCTTGATTAAAACCTTTTACAAACTCTTCAATAGTATTATACTTACCATCTGCTTGCTCAAGCCAATCAGTTTCAACTTCTTTACATAGATTAGAAATAAACTTTAAGATTTCTGTATCTCTGCTAATCTTAATACCTGATTTAGTTTCACCATCAGCATAAGCCCATTCACTAGACTTAACTCTACCTACTTGACCTTTATATCTTCCTAATTCTGGTCTGTCTTTATTAATAAAGAATCCTTCAAAATCAGAACCTCTATCTGCACCTTCTAAATGAAGAATAACATGATAAGCTCCTTCTTTAAATGTAAAAGACTCAAGACTGATATCATTAATCTTTGCTACTGTGTTACCTGGTTGTAGATTTTTTGGAACCGATGTACCCCCTGTTGGGATATTCTTTGTGCTAATACTCATTTTGATTTTTGTTTATTTGTTTAGATTACTTTTCATATTCGAGAATAGAATTGCGAACATACTGCAAATCATTGGGAATTTCAAAAGATTCAAACATTCCTTTTGGAGATTTGCAAGTATTTTCTCCATTGTTCTGGGTTTCAAAGACATAGCGGATATTACCATCTTTGTCTTTCTTAACTTTACCAAATAATACAATAGAGAATAAACCTTCAAGAGTTAGTGCGGTGTCAATCATTTTACCTATTGTCTTAGCTTTAACTCTTCTTTTACCATCCATATCAATAGATTCTTCTGCATGAGTAAGAAAGAATACCATAAGATCATCTCTAAGATCTTTAGGTTTCTTTGCTACTGCTGCAAGACCTGAAGCTATCTGAGTAAATTTATCATAACCCTTTTCTGTGGCTCTGTCAAAATACTCAAATGAAGACATGTATTGCCAATCATCTATTACTATGTTTTTGATTTCTGGTCTAGAAGCATTAACGTGCTCTAAAGCTTTGATAATACCCTGTGGTGTGCCTGTATTACTAAGGTTTCCTTCAGGAGTCTCTTTACTTAGAGTTACATATTTACTTTTCCATCCCTTAAAAGGCAAAGGTTTGTTGGCAATATTGATAACAAAAGTCTCTTTAGGATTTAAGTTTTCAATACTTGTTGATTTACCGCTACCTGATTCCGCAATTACTAAAATACTTTGAGCCATTACTTATCTTGTATTAGTTTGTTTAACCAATCTTTACTACTTACAGGCTTCTTAAGAAGAATAGCTGCAAGATCTCTAATAGTAAGCTGATCAAATGGAGCATCTGTGTCTGGGTCCATAAGATCAAAATTCATATTAGTTTGTATTGCTGGTTTCTTTTCTTCTGTTTTTTGATTCTTTTGAATCTTTATTAATTCTGCAACAGGAACAAGATATCTAAAAGATCCTGTTGGACCAGGTTCTGTTTTTTCATATTCTTCTTCCCAATGAGGATTAAATCTCCATTTGTATAAGTTTCTATCTGGATCTTCAATCTCAAGATTTCTACCAGTAAATTCTGTATAGACATCTTCACCTCCTCTTAGTTCATTGGAAAAGAAACCTACAAATAATTCTTCTTTTCCAGGAGGTTTGTAAGCGAGTTTTGGTACAAATTTAGCACCGTTGATACCCGCTTTATCAAAGTACTCCTGATGAGCTTTCCTAAGCTCTGCAGTTCTTGATCTACGATCTTCTGGTTTTTCTACTTTTGTTTCTATCATATTATTAAATTTTTACTCTTCTTTCTTGCTGAGGTGGGGTTTCCATCTCAACAATAGTCATTCTATGAAATTCAGCTCTGAAGAAACTCATTCTTGCATCACCATTTCTACATTTAAGAAAGTGTAATACGAGAACTTTATCATCTTCAATCATATATCTATCTGGTCCATAGAATCTAATCTTTTGCTTACCTGGTCTATTCAAACCTACCACAGTATCAGCGTGTTGTAACAAAGCATCAGCACCAAATATGTCAGATTCAAGTATGTAATTACCATACTTACCATCTTCATTTCTTTCTGGATTATCTATATTTCTGTTTAGCTGAGTTAGGATTATGAATATAATAGGGTATTTACGCTTTAGGTCTGTAATAGCTTCTCCCAAGTTGTATAAAGTATCATACTTATCTTTTTCGTAAGAAGCTTTTTTAACTAGCAATGAGTGATCAAGAGTTATAATAGTCTTTGTGTATTTACCATTGACCACGTGTTCTTCCATATAATTATGGATAACTTCTTTGATTTCATTAACTGTTATAGGAGTTTCTACTATATCAATAGGATACTTTACTCTTTCTTTAGCATGTTCATAACACACACCTAAGTCTTCTTGAGATAACTGACCATCAGCACTACATAAATACTTATAAGATTTACCTAATACACTTGCATATTCTCTAATTGCCGAGGTTCTAGCAAGCATCTCAAACTGAAATTCTAATACTCTAAAATTTTCAGCAGAATTGAGCTTGAAAGCTTCTCTCACTATCTGATCTTTAATAAGAGTCTTACCTGCACCTGGTCTACCACCAATAACAGTCATAGAATGCCACTCTAATCCATCAGTGGTAGCATCGTTAAACTTAGACCAGGGTGTTTTAAGACTTTTAATAAATCCTTCTCTTCTACCTTTTAAATAGTTAAGAGATTCTAAGAACCCATTCTTTTGACTTTTCCATGGTTTGAACTTAGCTTCATTCATTATACTACGTTTTCTTTGAAGTGACTATTATCCCCCTCGAAGTCTCCAGACTCAAGCATGCTACAATAATCAGCTAATTCAGATTGTTTGGTTTTATCTAATTCCGACTTACAGATAAAATACTGAGCAGTACGCATATATAGAAAGTTCTTTTTCTCAAACTCATCTACATAGTAAGCAGTAGCTTTCAGAATTGTATCCCAAGTATACGAATAATTTTCAAAAAACCAACGAAAATTTTGTTCTAAAATTTTCTCATTTGATCTAGCTGGTTTACCGCTTGGCAACTTACCTTTTGGAAATAAATCTCTATATGTTTTTATATTATCCATATAGTTTATTCCCATTATACTCATATCTGTTTTCTTCTTACTTACATTAAAGTAATTCTCTACAGAAGACAATAAGACAATAGATTTAGGAGTCAAATTATTTTTATCATCTAACCACTCATCCGCTACTAAATGTCTTAATTCTGCATGAATATTAATTACAGATGGAGATATATTTCCAGCTATGCAAGTAATAAGATAAAACTGATTAGGAGTTAATCCTTCTTTAATAAAACTATTAAAGAAAATCTGTAGGTCCTGTCTTTTTTTCAATTGCATTTTTTACCTCCGCGTACATTCTTATATAAGGTCTGTCATTTACATCTATTCTGTCACTTACTGTATTCTTAGCATGAACTACCATAGCATGATCATATCCAATTTGATTTGCTATTTTATGTAATGTAAAGTCAAACTTGTAACCAAAGTACATGTAAAGGTGACGCATTGTAACAATCTGATTTTTTCTA